TACAACGCTGCGGGGGCGTATAACTATATTACTTTGCCTTTTCCTGTGGCCATGAGAGCAACGCCTTCTGTTGTCCTGTCGTCTTTTAACAATTCAAACTCTGGCAACGCAGCTGTTAATGGCGCACAGATTTCTTGTGTTGAAATTGTCCATCAAGTTACGGCTGTTGGATGGGGATACTCCCTGTTTCTTGCCAACGCAAACGCGGAGCTTTAATCATGTACCAACAACTTAACAACCTAATAACGAGCCAGCCAGCACAGTGCATTAAACGCATCGCTGACAACGCCTTCATCCCATTCGACCAAGCCAACACAGACTACCAAAAGTATTTGAAATGGCTGGAAGAAGGCAACACGCCTGAGCCAGCAGACGAACCAACAGCGGAGTAACCGATGAGCGACACGATTTCAGTAACAGCAGCCCGTCTAGATACTCACGAGGCTGTTTGTGCGCAACGCTATGAAACCATCAGCGACCGTCTTGATAAGGGCGCTGAGCGTATGGACAAGATGCAGTATCTGATCTATGCGGTGTTGGCTGCTGTTTTGCTTGGCCCTGGCGCTGCTGCTGAGTTCTTCAAGCGACTAATCGGTTTGTGATGTGCCAATTGGAACTGCGTTATTCGCGGCGACAACGGCTTTTCAGTTAGTCAAGGAGGGCTGCGCTCTTTACAAGGAAGTGAAGGGCGTAGCTGGAAACGTAAAGGGGATTATTGATGACATTAACTCTCAATTTTCTGGCAAGAAGGTTTCTAAGGAACAAGCTAAAAAGGTTGAAGCTGAGAAGGCGCGTGTTCAAGAGATAGCAAAGTCTGACCCTGACCAAGTTATTTTCAAGATTGGTGACGAGCTTGGAAATATGTTTGATGCGTTTGACAGGCTTGAGGCTTTGTTTTGGGAACAAGAGCGAGAAGCGAAGAAGGTTCAAGCGGCTGGAACGTCATTGAAACGTCTGGCATTGCAAAGAATCATGATTCGGAACAAGCTGTTGGCTATGCAGGTTGAGTTGAGAGAACAGATGGTTTATCACTCTCCGCCTGAACTTGGCGCTTTGTGGTCACAGTTTGAGGAAATGCGTGAGCAGATTGAGGAAGAACAAAGAGTAGCAAGAGAGAAGCAAGCAAGAGAAGACGCTATTGCACAACGTGAGCATGATGAATTGATGGAAGAAGTGCGGGTGAAATCAATGGATGCAGGGATTGCTGTTGTGATGTTGATTTTTATGGGGTTAATTCTGTGGCTAGTAAAAAATCAAGCGATTCAACGAGCGTCTTTCTGGCACACCTGATTGTTCTTGTTGTTCTGTTACTTGTGTTCACTTTCTCTTTTATGGCCTACGTTGATACATTGTGGATTAAGGCAGAGATTAAAAAAGAAGCGCGTGAGTTGAGAAAACTGAAAGAGGAATTGAAGGAAAAAACAAAGTGAAATATCTATTAACAATTGTTCTTTTTGCTTTGGTTGGATGCCAAGACACATATCGCTATCCATGCCAAAACCCTGACAATTTTGGCAAGCCAGAATGTCAAAAGCCACGTTGTCTGTTTACTCAGACTTGCCCCGAATACCTTGTTGCACCTGTACTGGAGAAGAAAATTGAACCAAGCCAACCAGCCGCATCGTCTGACCGCTGAAGAGCTAGAAACCTACGTCTGGGGTTTCGTGGTCGTAATGGTCACGTTAATCCTTGCGGGTATCGTCTTTGCTTTGTTGTACTCTGTGACTTTCGTAGTCCAGCCAATCAAGTCAATGGCTCCTATTGACGTTGCTTACACTAAGATGCTGAACGACATTGTTCTTCTTGTTGTTGGCGGAATTGGTGGTGTGATGAGCAAAAAGGGCGTTCAAGCTGCTTCACAAGCAATTGCTCCAAAGGGAGACACGCCCCCAAAGCCTAATGACCCATCAGGTGCTTTGCCTGTATGGGTCAATCCTGATTTAGATGAATCGTGGGTTCCACCGCCACCGCCTACAACGCCACCTGAGCATTTGGAATCTGACCATGAACGCGAACAACTCGCAATTGCACGATCTGGACAACAATGATTCGCCTGCCAAACCCTTGGATGATTCTTGGTGCTATCACTGCCGCTTCTCTTGTGTATTTTTACGCCCACCATGTAGGTTATGCGAAAAGAGACCAAGAGATGCAGATGGAAATTGTCCGTCTAAATGGTGAAGCGCGAGAGAAAGAGCAAAAACTTGCTCAAGATTTAAACAGCACATCTTCACAACTGAAAGAAGCTAACGATGTTGTCACTAAGAAACAAACTGATCTTGACATTGCCATTCGTGCTGGCAGGGTGCGCCTCAACTCAAGTTGCGTACCAGCCACCACAAGTTCCACCACTGCCAGCGGAAATATCCAAGAAGCAAGCGAATCTGAGCGAGAGACTCTCAGACTTATTGCTCAACTCGCAGCAGAAGGCGACAGGGCAATCAACGAGCTTAACGCCTGCATCACAGCCTACAACCAAGTGAGGGACACGATAAATGGTCAACGCTGAACAACTAGCGAAACTTCATATCGGCCCACAATGGGTTGATGCTCTGAATGAGACTTTCAATCGCTTTGGTATCAACACGCCAAACCAACAAGCCGCCTTTATTGGGCAGTGCGGTCATGAATGTGGAAACTTTCGCATCCTTGAAGAAAATCTTAACTATCGTGCTGCCACCTTGATGAAGCTGTGGCCTAAACGATTCCCAACTTTAGAAGTGGCAAATCAGTATGGTGGCAATCCTAAGAAAATTGCAAACATGGTTTACTCAAATCGAATGGGAAACCGTGACGAAGCGTCTGGAGATGGCTACCGTTTTCGGGGTCGTGGCTGTATTCAGCTTACTGGTCATTCAAATTATTTTCACGCTGGAAAAGCGCTAGGCGTTGACTTCGTGATGGAGCCTGACCTCGTTGCTACGCCAAAGTTTGCCGCTTTAACTGCTGGCTGGTTTTGGTCTACGCACGACTGTAACCGTCTGGCAGCTAACGCCGACTGGGTAGGGCTTACCAAAAAAATCAATGGCGGTACTATTGGTCTCGAAGACAGGGTTAAGCACACAACCGAGGCTCTGGCTGTTCTTTCCCAATAAGTAGCCTTTTATGAAGAACTCGCGCTCCAACTGAGTACAGCGCGAGTTTCCTATCATCTCAGCTAGTGCTATCTTCGCTTCTTTTATCGTCTTCTTTTCGTTCATCTTTTTTCTTGCCAAAGATTTCATTCCAACGCTTTTCCATTTCTTCTTCTGGAATTTCTGTTGGTCTTTGAGTTGAACCTTTACCACCTGCGCTCATCGTTAGCACTCCAAACTGCTGCTAGAAATAGCAAGATTACACCAACTAGAAGGCATCCCAAGCCAATCAGAAACGCAATCGTCAATATATTGGTCATACAGTTCACCTTCTAGAACAAAATAAGCCACCATTAGCCAAATCATACGGCCTTCATTACACGCTGTTGGCGACCAGATTTGCCTTTGCGAGTTCCAGTGATTTCAATGAAACCCTTGTCGTGCAAAGACTTGTATCGTGCCGTGATTGTTGAGTAAGGCAACTTCGGAAACATATCAATAACGTTGTCCGAAATACACCCGTCAGGAAACGATTTAATCGCCTCATAAACGAGTTTTTCCATCTTTGTGGTGTCAACACCTTCAGCCGCTTCAAATGACGTTTGTGGGTCGTTTTTGCGAAACAGCTTGGCAAGAATAGTTCCAAATTTCATTGTGTTCTCGATTCGTCTTAATTTGTCAATTAGATGGGTACTCGCTACTTCTAATTGGGACTAACCGCATGAACTTAATCACTTGGCTTGCCGTTATCAACTAGCATCCGCTTTCCCCAAAACTTTAAAAGTCTACGTCATCCGTTGGAAAGTCAAGGTCTGGGCCTTTAGGCAATCCAACATCATCTTTTGGTTTAGGTACGTTCATGTACGCCCAACCAGACCAACCATTTTCAACCATTGGAATACTATCAATCTTGAGCATTGGGCCATTCTTTGTCTCAATGACTGAACCAATGCGCTGATAACGGTTCTTCTCTTGGCCATCTTTGTTGGTGTACTTTCCTGTAATGACAGAAATTTCGTATTGTGTTTTAGCCATTTTTTACCTTACTTTGAATGTTCATCTGAAATTTGCTTTACGACAAAATCGTAAAACTTACGCGCTTCGTCAACCTTGAATTTTATTTTGTCTTCAAGTGCCTTGTCACGTTTGTAGTTAAGCAATGTTACGCGCAATTCAGGCGCAATATGCTCAACTTGATGCAGCGCCTTGCTTTCGAATCCAACCAAGTGGTCAGGCGTGTTTACAAGACAATATGCAATCTGTGCTTCATCTAAGTCCCAAAGCATCATGTAGCCACGAAGTTGCCATTCATAAGTTTTATTTTCACCTTCTGATGCCAGGCATGGGAACGTAGACAAAGACCAAGGCGACTTAATGTCAATGATGCGGTCAGCAACAATGTCTGCTTCGCCAGTTAGCCATTCGTTTGTTTTGCGCTCTGTGTTCTTTTTAAAGTCCGTGAACAGCACAGAGTTAAGCAACTCAATAGAACGGTTTTCAACAAGCAAGCCCTTTTCTGTGTACTTACTTGAAAAGTGTTCGTCATAGCCATAAACAAACTCTTTTGCTTGCTTGGTGATGGCTGTCTTGGCTCCAACAGACAATGTTTCATCCTTGCCTTTTGGGTCTGTCATTATCTCAGCTAGTGAGCTGGCGCGAATCTTAAGCATTGATAATCTCCACTGATTTGAGTTTGCCTGTTGAGCCATCAAATGTGACCTTTACTTGATCTCCATCATCTTCTTGGCTTGTAAAACAACAATGAAGTTGATAACCGATAGAAGGCTGGTCAAAACAACCGTAATAAACAAAATCAGGCTTTTTCGCTGGCTTTATTCGATAAATCCAATCATTGAACCAAGGCCAATCATCTTGATGATCTGACCAAGTGCCATCTTTATTCATCTTTTCAATTTTTACGCCATCAGCCCAAGCCTTGATTAGTTCGGCGTGTTTGTGTTGTTTACGCATTTGCAATGGCCTTATCTACTGTGTCAATTTGCTCTTGAGTGAGCGTGAATGTGTCGAGCAACTTCTGAGTGGTGTACTGACCATTCAAAATCTTCTCAATTGCGCCTTGCAAGCGTTTAGCGTCAAGCGTTGGCTTTTCTGCTTTTGCTGGTCGTGAGGCTTTGTTGCCATCATCGTCTTCTGGCGCAATGCCACAAGCTGCCATCAACGAATAACGGCGAGCATAGGTAAGCGCAGAAGCGTAACCTTGAGGGTCTTTCTTGACCGCAGGAAAGTGAACAATGCCGCACTCCAACATTTCGCCTGACTCATGGACAAACACTGTCTCGCACATGATGCCATCGGCGCAGTCATAGTTCTTTTGAAGCAAGAAAATGCCGTTGTTGTTAAGCGCGTCAATCACAGCTTCAACGCAAGCTGAAAGATCAGCATACTTTGATCGAAAGTGTGGATTTGTAGAAGTCTTGAGTGCAGGACCAAAGGCTTTTTGTGCTTTGACCAAAGCTGATGCGATGTTTTTCATGTTAATTCCTTATTTCCAAAATAAACAGGCAACCAAACTTGAGTTTGGAAACATCTCGCTACATTGCCATGCTTTGAAATACATGCCGCCAAACACTGCGATTGAAAGCATAATAAATAATCCAATGTTTTTCATGTTTAACCCCAAATGATATGTGTGACAAAGCCAGCAGCAAAAGCGCAAGCGATATAAACCCAGAATTCAGCTTGTGCTGATGCGTCAGAACGGTGGCCTTCCATCCATTCCCAACGCCTCTGGCGCTCTAAGTCATAGTGGTTTTCGCCAAATGCGTCACGCATTGTGTTTGGAAAACGGCGGGTTGTGTCATTGAGTTTCATTTTGGTTCCTTTAAAAGACCTTCTGCTGAAGGCATGAGATGTATCTTAAATCAGATTTTGCTTGTTTCAAATCTTTTTTTCATTGTGTTGTTTTTATGCGAATCTGCAAAGCAAATCCCCAAGTAAGACCAGAAATAATCCAAAAGCAACGGTCAGCGTATGACCAAAATTCTGGGTCTTTGTTCCAATTGACAAAGCCAATCAGTACATAGACAACTGCAATCATGATTGGATATGCGATAAGGTCTTTCATTTCTTTTCCTTCTCTAGTTGTTCAATACGTTTCTCAAGGGCTTTGATTTTCTTTTCAAGCTCCTCAAGGGTTGCCTTCTCTTTGTAGCCAACCTCTCGATATGGGACTGTGATGCCTATTGGTTTACGCAATTCTCTTCCCCTTACCATGAATCCATCGCTCTGGTGGATATGCACACCCACCAATAGCTACTGCGGCAAGAATCCACCAGCCTGAATGGTTAAGTCCAAACACAGCATAGCCAGCTCCACCAAATATCATGCCTTCCCAAAGAATGATGTAGATCAGATATGTAACCTCCCTCATGTGTTCTTCTCCTTGATTCTTAGCTCAATTGCACGAACAAAGTCATGCCTACCGTAATAATCACGCTCAATCTCCTCGTCCGTCAGCCCAATCCATGTGCGCTTTGGTAGCAACTCTTTTTCACCACACCAGTTGCATTGGCCTTCATAGCCAATCCATTCTTTTTCTATTGAGCAAAAATGATCTTTCATGTGTTCTTCTCCTTGAGTGCTTGTTGAATTTGCTGCGGCAATCCATCTTCATAGCCATCTGGGTCAATTAACCTCATCTCTTCATCCGTCAGCCCAACCCATGTGCGTTGTTGTGGCGTGGTGTCATACACAGGTAAAGTTCCAAACAGTTTTGCCACAGGCTCACCCTGCTCTTGCTTTGGTTGTGGTGTGGTGTAGAGAGCTTTGTAGACACGCTCAACATCGTTAGCATATGTTTCAAGAAGAGATTCACCAAGACAATCAAGCTCTCCACTTGTTATTCCCAACATGGCTTGCACCGCATCCATTTTTTTATTCCACGTAAGCGCCACAGGCTCACCCTGCTCTTGCTTGGTTAGTGCTTCCTGTAAACGCGCAATAGTTTCCTCGTGATACTTAATGATTTCTGCATCTGCATCTTCATTGGCTAGTGCTTCTTTAAGGGCAGTAATGGCTTCAGGCCACCATTCGCCAAAATTCGCTTGTGCGTTTTGCAACGCCTCAAGCGCCAGCTTCAACGTGTCTTCGACACTAATTGCTTCTTTACTCATGCAGCCACCTCGACATTCTTTTCAACAGTAGCAAAAATAAAATGATTGCATTTTTTACAAGACCAAGGATGATGACGCTCAAGACGTTTTGACTTGCTTCCCATGTCAACTGGAATATAGTTGTGCTTGCATTTACTTGGGTCTTTCATTCCCATGTCTTCATAAGACATTTCAGGCCATGTTTTTGTTTTCATAGCGAATCCTTATATGCAAGTGTGTGCCAGTACAAAAACGATGCCATAGTCATCAACATCTCTCTGGCTTCTTTGTTTTCTTTTTTCTTCATGTCTTCTGCCATGTAGCACCATTGAAGTTCACCAAGGCTGTACGCACTTTTGTTTGTCTTATGGTCTTCTTTGATGACGTTTGCCAACTCAGCAAAAAACTTAATTTGCTCTGTTGACCCCATCGCCCAAAATGCTTGAGCCATGATTTCTGGGGTTACTTTTATTTTTGCTATTGCAGCGGTCATAGCGTGGCCTCTGGAAGTTGTGCGCGTTGCGCCTGTTGATACGCTTGTTCTTGTTTTTTTGTCCACGGTGTTGGTGGATAAGATGAGAAAGGCCACATTATTTGCCACCAATCTGATCGCTTGACTTGGTCATCAATCCAGCACGAATTACTTGTATTTCCTCAAGCTCTGCAAGAGACAGTTTTGTTTTGCAACGAGCTTCCCACAATGGGCCACTTGGAGTTCCAATCTGCTCAATAAACTTACGAGCCGAATCGATTGCTTCTTGAAGTTGTTTGTTATTCATAATCGTCATCCTCTGTTTCAACAGGCTCAACTCCAGAGCCTTTGCATTTACCGCAAGTTGCACCGTCATACATTCCTTCACCTGACCCGCTGCACCATGAGCAAATTTCGTCTTCGTCTTCTTCTATTTCATCTTCCATCACGCACTCAATGCAAGAGCAATATGACGTTCCGCAGTTTTGTGGTTTGTTCATGGCTTCACCTCTGCGTCAACAATGCGAATCAAGGCGGCAATTAAATCTTTGGCTTGTTCTTTTGTAAGCGTTACATGGCATCTGGCGGCTTCTACAACCACAGACAACCAAACTTCATCACCGTGTGCGTCAACATTTAGGTGTCGGCGTTTGCGTGTTGTTTCAATGCGTGTATCTAGTTCCATCTCAACTCCTTTAAAAGACCGCTTGATTGCGGCATGAGTTCATCATAATCAAAAAACAGCACATTTATCGCAAGTTGCAAAAATACAACGAACAAAAAAATAGTTTTTAAAAGCTGATGTTTTGAGCTAACAATAGCTGCATGAACACACCACACCCTAAGTGCTTTCCAACCTTTACCATTTTCCGTGAATGGGTATCGTTGGCAAAAGTAGCAAAAGAAAAAATCAGCCCTTGTGAAGACTGCACACTTTCATACGAGATGCAAATGAAGCATCTAAAGAGATGTGATCGCAACTGGGTAGAAACGAATCTTGTAATCGGCGGTAAAACTTTAAACATTGGAACACTATGAAACTACGACCTGCACACAGAGACTTGCTCAAGCGATTGATGCACAGCCCAACACACACAAAGACATTTACACATGGAGACTCGGTCAATAGCCACCTTGGGTTTCACTATCAGCGATACCTTGAAGAAATGGCTCAATCTGGCTTTGTAGTCTGCATCCCTGAGCGTGGTGATGATTGGTGGCATATCACTGAGCATGGTCGTAAAGCAATGGCAGAGAAGCCAACAGTTGCGGCAACACGAAAAATTGTGGCTGGCACATCAGAAGGCACTTATGAAGGTCGTGAGTTGACGCAGACTTGTCAGCGACCAGGTGCTTACGACTTTCTAAAATATCCGTCTTTGCACATGGATAAGCTGTATTTCCCTCGCATCCCTAACAAACTTTGAAAGGTTTAACATGAAAAAAGTAATCGCAATCATTTTGGCAACGCTGGCAATCAGCGCTAATGCTCAGTTCTACACAAACACCTACAACGTGGGAAACAAGACAGTTGTATGCACAACTTCTTGCATTGGCAATGGTCAATCTTGCACAACTAGCTGCTTCTAAGGAAAACAAATGTCGTCTTACGCAGAACTAGAAATGAAAATTGTGCAATGGTCTGAAGCTCGCAAGATCATTCCAAACAGCACACCATTTGCACAGTCAATCAAAGCTGTTGAGGAAATCAACGAGCTGGTTGATGCGTTGCGTGATAACAACAAGATTGAAGCTATTGATGCGGTTGGAGATGCTGTTGTTTGCCTAATCAACGTCTGTGCTTTGTTAGACGTAAACCTGACAGACTGCTTAGAAGCTGCTTACTTGCAAATCAAAGACCGCCGTGGCTACATGAACGCCGAAGGCATCTTTGTGAAGGAGTCATAATGGCTCAAATCATTGGTTGCTTTTGCGCTGCCGCTTGGCTTACACACATCTTCACTTGCTTTGCACAAGGCTTCTGGGGGTTCTTGGTAGCTGGCGCAATCTTTTTCCCAATTGGCATCCTTCACGGGTTTTACCTTTGGTTCAATTGATGTAAAATGTTTTGAAACACGGCTAGGTCTGAAGTCATGAGCAGACCGAAAAGAGTTACTCCCTCTCCTGCCGCCGTTTCTTTCACTAGGGAGCTTTAAAAGGCGAGAGTAATGCACTATTACCAGTTTAATATTGGTGACTACAAAAGTCACACGGAACATCTTTCAGAGATGGAAGACCTTACCTATAGGCGTTTGCTTGATTGGTACTATCTTCACGAAACACCTATTCCACTTGAAATAAACGAGACTGCAAGACAGATTCGTATGCGTTCGCATAGCGATTGCATTGCATTGGTATTGAAAGAGTATTTCGAACGCACAGAAATTGGATGGGTTCACCACAGAGCTGACAAAGAAATAGCTAAGACAGGCGAGAAGTCTGAGAAGGCTAGTGCTAGTGCCAAGGCTAGATGGAACAGGGCTAAAGATGCGAACGCATTGCAAACGCAATCCGAAAGCAATGCTACACATGACACAGAACACATAACACAAGACACAAAACACAAGAAGAAGGCAACCAAGGTTGCTGCAACTTCCGTTGCTTGCCCACCTGATGTTTCTGAATCTGTTTGGTTGGATTGGTTGCAACTACGCAAAGCCAAGAAAGCGCCTGTCACGCAAACAGTTGTGAACTCGGCTACCAAAGAGGCTGAGAAAGCAGGAATCAGCCTAAACGCTTTCCTGACTATCTGGTGTGCAAGAGGTTCGCAAGGTTTGCAGGCTGAATGGCTGAAGACAAACGAGCGTCAGCCTTTTGTCAATAAATACGATGTAGCTGGCATCACTACACCACCACCGCCAAACCAAGACGCTGCATTGCGGAAGATTGAGGAAGACAGCAAACGCGCTGCAAAGCCAAATGCTGACGTACAGGCAAAGATTGCTGAATTGCTGAAAGGCAGAGTTCAATGAACAAGCAACAAGCCTTAGACCTGCTAGACCGTGTCAAATACGGCTCATTTGTGCCACTAAGCAGAATCAATGAAGCATTACTTAAGACAGGTGATCTAGATGTTTTTGGATGTAAGAGCCAAGCTAATCGAACACTATGCACAGATGGCTTTGAATCAGGGGAGTATCGGACAAGCAAGGCTGAGAGTTACAGAGCTGGAATCATGCAGCTCTCAACTGTGGTCAGGTATTGGGCAGCAAGTAAAACAACGAATTGAGGAATTGAGATGCGTAGAGCTGCAAGAGTCGATGCAAACCAAGACCAAATAATTTCAGCATTGCGAGCCGCAGGCGCGTTTGTTTGGATTATTGGCTTACCTGTTGATTTGTTGTGCGGGTACAACGGAAAGATTTTTCTTTTTGAGGTAAAGACAAATTCAAAGAAAAAGCTGACAAAATTACAGACGGACTTCTTCAACGACTGGACAGGTGGAAACCTTTACAGGGTAGAGAGTCCAGATGACGCATTAAGACTAATTGGAGCAATCAAATGAGCATTGAGAAAACACTTAAACAACGACAAAAGACACACGGAAACTTTGAAACACAAGCATTGATTGCTCAAAGCATCAAATGTCAGATGTTTAACGCTCACGGTTATGGCGCTTTGGGTGCAACTCAACGTGAAGCCTTGGACATGATTGCCCACAAAATCGCCAGAATCCTAAACGGCAACCCAGATGTGCATGACCATTGGCACGACATTGCTGGATATGCCACATTGGTAGCGGAAACTCTTGAATGAAATACGATCTAGACAGCTACGAACAGGCGCAAGCCTTGATGAACAATCTTTGGCCTAAAGTCCGTGAGGATTTGGTTTATGGCAAAAAGCTGACGCTTGAGATCAAACAGCAAAGCAAAAGCCGCGAGCAAGAGGAAAAGTATCACGCCATCATTGGTGATATTGCAAAGCAAGCGCAACACATTGGCGCTAAATGGTCAGCAGAAGATTGGAAACGTTTGCTGGTAGACCAATTTATGCGTCAAAACTCAGAAGTTACCAAAGTTATTCCAAACCTTGATAACAATGGAATTGTGCAATTGGGTATGCAGACACGAAACTTCACCAAGGAACAAGCAAGCGAATTTGTTGAGTTCTTGCTTGCGTGGTGCGCTAACAATGGGATAGACATTAATGACTGACAAAGAACTGCTAGAACTGGCTGCAAAGGCGGCAGATATAACCCTTAGTCACTGGGATAAAACAAGAAACACATTTGCTCCCGTGATTGGCGTTTCTGGTGAATGGTGGAACCCACTAACAGACGATGGTGATGCGATGCGATTGGCTGTGAATTTGGCGATTCGCATATACAGAAACAATGAAAGCGGATACACAAGTTGTGATTACGTCAGCTTAGGCAAATATAGCGATGATTTCATTGAGTTTGACAATGCTAATGAAGATGAATACGCAGCAACACGCAGAGCAATCGTAAGAGCAGCGGCAGAGATTGGAAAGACATTATGAGCAAGCCTAGAAAAAAATATAAACCAAAAGGTGTTCGCTTAGATGCAATGTCATGGGTCCTATCTGGTTTCAAAAATGTGGCTGACATTCCTGATGCTGGAACCAAGCTAATGCTTAGAAACCATGCCGCATTTGACGAGATTCGTGCTGGTCGAGGTGATAAGGGTCACGTTGATCTACTCATCCAAATGGTCAATATGTGTGAAGCACTGGCAAAACTTCAGTTAGGCCGTGACTGGTTGCCTGAGATTGGACAAGCTCAAGATGCAGTGTTTGCAATGGCGCAACGTGGAATTAGCGGAAAGAACTTCATTTTTACTGGTGAAGAACTGAAACTTGTCCAGCAAGTACTTGAATTGCATGATGAACAGCTAAGAAACTGTCCAGTTCGGACAATGGAACAGGCCTTGAGCGATATTGCAAAAGAGTACGTTCACAAGAAGATGCGCCGCATTGAACCATTGGAGACAGCATGACACATGATGAAATAATTGAGATGGCTAAAGAGGCTGGAGCAATGTTTGACCACATGACTTGGGTCGAACGAGATTTGTCTCCTGTGTTTGAACGATTTGCCAAACTGGTAGCAGCTAAGTATGAGGGTGAAATTCAAGACCTCAAAGACATGATTATGGAACTGATGGAGCAACCAGAATGACACAAGATGAACTTATGTTTATTGCGAGAGAGGCTGGATTTGGTGAACCAATTAATCACAATGATTGGCATTTACCTTTTAAAGCGGTAAAAGTATTTGCCGAAATGGTAGCAGAAGCACAACGTAAAAAATCTGCAAACCTAGTGCTTGAACTTGATTTATGCGGTCAAGAGATGAAGGCTGCTAATGTCATTTGTGCAGGTAGACACATATGATTTATTTTGAAACAGACAAAGAACATTACTTCGTATGGCCTGCATTAGCACTTAGTTTGTCTGATGAGTTTTGGATTGGCATCGGCTGGCTTAACTTTGAGTTTGGTTGGCGCAGTGGTGATGATGGATGGAACGATAAAGCAAGAGGTAACCCATGACACAAGATGAAATCATTGAGATGGCTAAAGAGGCTGGTCTTATCAACCAATATGGTGGCAGAGAGACAGCGTTGACTGAACTGATTGAAAACTTTTCCAAACTGGTGGAAGACAAAACAAGAAGAGAATTACGCGAGGAAATAATTTACACATGGGTTCCACCTCATTTTGTTGATCTTGCTGTCAAAGAGGAGCGTGAGGCGTGTGCAAAGTTCTTTGATGACAATGACACGCTAATGTTTTGGGGTTCTCAAGCCGCAACTCACATCCGAGCAAGATCAGGAGATCAAAAATGATTACGCAAGATGAATTAAAAGTTATGTTTGACTACAAGAATGGTCAATTGATTGCAAAAACTAAAAGCAAGTCTAGAGAAATTGGCGATGTTGTTGGCTCATTGAATAGCAATGGCTATTTGGTTGCAAGCGTTAAGTCAAAGATTTGCCGAGTTCATCGTTTAATTTTTATGTGGCATCACGGGTTTATGCCAGAACAAGTTGACCATATTAATGGCGTTAGGCGTGATAACCGCATAGAAAATTTACGACAAGCAACGTCAAGTCAAAACAATCAAAACAGAAAAGCAACGTCTAAGAGCGGTTTCAAAGGTGTTCATTTGCATAAACAGTCAAAAAAATGGGTTGCTTCTATTTGTATGAACAGAAAAAGTGTTCATCTTGGCTCTTATGCAACTAAAGAAGATGCCGCAAAAGTTGCAATAGATGCTAGAAAAAACATTCATGGCGAGTTTGCAAGAGGTGAAGCATGAAAACAGTACTTGCCCCTAATGCTCCCTGGCCAGTTGTTAAGCCAGTTGTTAAGCGAACTGTGAAAAAACGGACAGAAAGAGCAAAGCAAAGCCAAATTGATGCAAACTTTGCTTCATGGCTAGAGCGTGAAGGCATAAATCTAATTGGGAAAAAGAAGATTCAATGATTGCAAGACCAAAACACCAGTATTTCAGAAGCAAGAAGCTGATGGAAGCGTACAGGGCAATCCCATGCCAAAACTGCTATGCAGAGGATGGAACTGTTTGCGGCGCTCATGCTAACTGGGGTTTTGGAAAGGGAATGGCAGTAAAGGCAGATGACAGCAAATGCGCTAGTCTCTGCTTTTCATGCCATTCAATGCTAGATCAAGGGTCTAAGTTATCTAAAGAACAGCGCCAAGATTTATGGAATGAAGCCCACCAAAAGACAGTAAACAGGCTAAAAGAGCAAGGTTTGTGGCCTAAAGAGCTGTTGACAAATTGAGTTTTTTGGTAAAATCTAAGAAAACCAAGACGCATGAGGATTGGGTCATAAAATCGGTCAATGAGCCTCTGATAGTTTGGTGTCTTGCAAGCCAGCCAACTACAAGTTCTTAAACCCGATGAGATCATGGGAGTTGCTACCCTAAACAGTCCTCAGCCGTGTTGGTTGAGAAATCGTTGATCTTGTTAAGTGGGTGAGTAGGCACACGCGATTAGTATCAAGCAACCCCCCGAGCCTTGCAAGGGAACCAACAACTTTTAACTGAAAGGCTCAAAATGGCTGGATTACTTGCACCTGCTGCTGAGATCAAGATTGAAATCGAGGAAATCGAGGCAGAAAAGCCTGTAATCGAAGGCTTGACCGCAGAATCAAACAAAAAGACACGCGACACTTTGGTGGAAACGCAAATGCTTGGCCCTGTTAAGACAGGTCAGCCAAATAGCGACTACTGGCGTGGTCTTGCAAACGTCTGGCGCATCTCTCCTGACCAGGCTAAACGCAACCTTTGCGCTAATTGCGAATACTTTGATGACCAGCCAGAAACATTGGAAGCAATGGAAGTTGTGCCTCAAGACGAGTTTGACAAAGACGGTGGTGGTCGCGGTTACTGCCACAAGTTTGAGTTCATCTGCCACAACTTGCGTACTTGCAAGGCTTGGGAAAAAGCCGAGCCAATGAAGGAAGAAGACTGATGGGAACTAAGCTCAATAAAGCTGCTCACGCCAAACTTGCAAAAGTGATGGGTGAGTACAAAAAAGGCGAGCTTCATTCAGGTAAAGGCGGCAAAGTCGTCACAAACCCAAAGCAAGCAATCGCAATCTCCATCTCTGAAGCTGCAAAGCTGATGAAAAAACGGATGAAGTAAATGGCAGATTGGAGAGTAACCGACCCATTAGTGGCTGCTGCTGTTAAGGCTGGCGGCTTGCTTTCCAATGTGTTGCCACAAGGAATGATGACTCCTGCCCGTATTCTTGATGAAACAGTAAGCGGCAACCAAAAATCAATCACAGAGCAAGATTTAACTCCTGAACAACGTAAATTCCTTAAAGACTTGATCGCCTATAAAGAAGATTACGCAAAAAAGACGGAAACGCCTTCAGGAAGCATAAATTACGATTGCTCTGCGTGTTGCTGCGTATTCATCTTCATTAGCATTGTCAAACTCAATGAAATCATCGCTATATTTGCCTAAGCTGACGTAATCACAACTTGTGTATCCGCTTTCATTGTT